TTATTTACTAGATTTATAGAAATTATCAAAAGTTTTTGCTGCTTCTGAGTAACCATCTTCAGTGATATGTGTATACGTATTTAATGTAACTTTAATATCTGAATGTCCTAAAATGTTTTGAATGACTTTTACATTAATACCTTGTTCGAGAAGGAAGCTTGCAGCAGAATGACGCAAATCATGAAATGATATTTTAGTAAGATCGTTATTTTCTTCTTTCTCTAAAAATCGATTAAACATTCTAGTGACAGAAGCGGGGGTAAAAGGGGTGCCGTCGTCATGACTAAAAATTAATATAACAGTTTTACCATCTAAATCTTTTGTACCTTTCCACAACAAACCTAACTTATCTTTGTTTTTTTGCTTTTCTTTTGCAAGTTCTTTAATTTCTTCCATCAGTCCAGCAGGAGCGGGGACAATTCTTTTTCGCTTATTTTTAGTTTCATCTAGCTTTATACCTTCACTAGCACTCTTAATAACTGCTCTATAAACGTTAATTGTATTTTTATTGTAATTCATATCTTTAGTTGTTAAACCGATGACTTCGCCACGTCTAAGACCACAATAAAGCGCTAATTTAATCATTAGCTGTTGATATTTTTGTAATATCTTAATGCGATCTATTAACACTTCTATTTCTCGTCTATTATAAATATTTTTTTCTGGTACTTTATAGGTAGGTTTTTTCACTGATAAAGATACGTCTGTTTCAGTAATTCCCCACAAGGTAGCATATTTAAATAAGCTTCTTATAACTCGATGATGTCCCTCTAAAGCGCTTGGACCAACTCCTTTTTTTTGAACTTCATGAAAGTAGTCGAGCAACTGCATAGTTGTAATTTTACTTATTTTCTTCCTCTCAAAATAAGGTATAATCCAGTTTTCGAGAAAGAGGTTATACTTATCAATAGTATTACCTTTTAGCTCTCTTTTTGCGTAATTTATGCGCCATTTCTCCACAAAGTCAACAAATCTCATATCTTTTATTTCCGTGTAATCGCTTGAATAAACATAAGCTTCAAAATTAGAAAGTTCTAGTTTTAACGCTTTTACTGTTTTAACTGTGACGTTTTTTGTTTTGCGTATTTGTTTTCCACGTGCATCATATCCCTTTGAAACTCTTAGCTCATATTTATTATTTCCTAAATTTACATAGCTAGCCATATCATACCTCCTTAGCACATATGTTCTTTTTTCGGTAAAAAGAAAAGCCCGGAGGCTCTCTTTAGTTTGGGAAAATCTCTAAAGTTGTTATATTTGTTGTTCCAGCGTTAATTGTAGAAAATTGATAAGTAATATCATTAACTGTGACTTTATTTTCCTTTTGATTATCCATACTGTTATTTAAAGCATCAAGAACTTTATCTAAACTATTTTCCGAATCTAACGACATCATAATAGCAGCAATTGAATAGGTAAAATCGTTATAATCAGTGATACCAATATTATCCTCAGAACTGTATGTTAATAAAATTGACATTACGTTATTACCATCAGACATAATTTTAAATCCCGGTGTTATTTCTTCATTACTGTTTATAGAATCAGGAAGAGAAATAGATAACTTGTCTTCAGTTTCATAAATATAATTAAACTGTCCTTTTAAATCTTCATAAGAAACAAGTTTTTTTTGTTTAGGAACTACTAACTTAGTTTCTGTCTCTTTATCTTTATCTTTAGCTATTACAGTGTAGATTGCCTTAGAAGTTAGTCTAGGCACTAGAGCAGTAAAACTATTTTTCTCTACATCAAGTTTTTTTGTTTCTCCGCTTTCATCTTTTAAAGTTATCTTTGCCTCATCAGAAGTGGTTCCTTTGTATTGTAGATAATATCCTTTTCCGGGATCCTTGCTAATATCTAGTTCAGGTTCTCCGCATCCATACAAAACAAAACTAAGTAATAAAATTAATCCTAAAACAATCCCTTTTTTCATTTTCATTCTCCCTTTATATTTTATTTTCCTTTGAGCTTCATATTAGTTTTATCAAAAGCACTACTTCCAGCCATCTTTGTCTCATCTTTATATCTGAACTCAACCATTGGTCTTAGATTGTTATCTCCACCAAAGAGCGTACCTAGAGCACGTTGCTGTATTTCGCTTCCTAAATAATCAACATTTTTTTGTTTAGTTGCTTCATCTTGATATTTTAAATCTTGAGATACGTACGCAATTAACATATCATATTCATTTTCAAATGGAACCACTTTTATTAGTACCCCGCTCGAATCAGAAATCAAGCGATCAATTGACTCATTAAATAACTCTATACTATCTGATGTAATTTTAGAGGGTGTAGATACATCATCTTGAGCAGGTTCTTCTGCTTGCTCGTCCTCGGCAGCGTCTTCTTGAGCGGGTTTTTCCGTTTGCTCATCTTGGACAGTATTCTTTTTTTGCTCATTTGCTGTAGTTTCTTCTGGATTATTAATAACATAGTTATACATCTGTACAACTCTTATTAGTGAAAAGGTGATTAGAAATATAGCGGATATAGTCAATATTATTGTGTATTTTCGTCTGTTTTCATTTTTAACAACTTTTACTATCCCGAATATTAAGGAAGCTAGTGCCACCAAGTATATTATTACCCAAAAGCTGTAAAATAAAATAACTAAAAATAATATAGCAAGAGCCCAAAACCACCATTTTTTTAACAAGTAACTATACTTACTCATCCCGTTATCTCCTTTTTATAAAAACATAATTATTAAAATTACTATGACAGGAATAGTTATCAACAATGTCATTAAACAACCACATCCTGACATTAATTTACCAGATTCTTCCATAAAAGCGCCGACTTTTTGCGCTTTTTCGTTGTTGCTTGTTTGATAAGTTATTGGAGCTAAACAGCCAGGACATTCAGTTTCCCTGTTATCTAATGCATGACCGCAATTCGGACAATACATTATTCCATCTCCCTTTTTATATGTACCAATCTGCGGCCGCAAACTGGTTACATAGTTATATTTTATTCAAAAGTCTTGCGACGTCTTCCAATTTATCGCTTTGACTTAATCTACTATCAATAACTATGAAAATTTCTTTTCTAAAAGTGAATGAACAAGAAGTAAATTCGTGTTCTAGTATCACTACATCATGTTGCATGTTCAGTTCATCTAGTTTTTTCATGTATTTATACCCCGTTGTTTTTTATTGCAACGTTGCACCTATATTATACATAATTTTCGTGGAATATATCACGTTTTCACACAATGTTAATAATTAACTTCAATAACAAGTAATTAAGTTACAAGTCAAGAGGTTTAATAGTAAATAAATTACACATTACTTCTTTTTTTGTTGCTCATAATATTCAATAAATGTTTTGACCGCTTTAACAGCCTCTTCGTCATCCATGACACGTGCAGCAACTGCTTTGAAGTCCGGATTCTCTTCTACAAACTTTGCCACGTCAGCATCTTTCTTTGCAGCGATGTCCGTGATATCTATTTCCTCTTCATTAGCATATTCTTTTCTTTTTTCTTCTATATAAGCGAGAATTTCCTCCATTTCCTCTTCTGTTGCGTTGGGATCTATATGAGCCGCGATTGTATCAGCAATATCGTTTTGTTTTGAACGTCCTAATAAGTAATCTGCAGAAACATCGAAATAGTTAGCAATTGCTTCTAGCTCGTGAGCTCTAATATCTCTTTCGCCAGATTCTATTCTGTTCATTACGCTTTTATTAATCCCGATACGATTAGCCAATTCGCGTTGAGAGATATTTCTCTTTTCCCTAAGATTGATAATCATTTCATTGACTTTCATATTTACCACCTTTTACTTTTAATAATATTAAGATAACACATTGCTAAAACAGAAATACAAAAATTGCTAAAATAGAACTTGACATTTCTATTTTAGCAACGTATACTAAGTTTATAAAGATTGCTGAAACAGAAACGGAGGTGATTTTATGCAAGTTGAAATTGATTTAAAATATATCAGAGAAAAAAGAGAATCTCTTGGATTTTCTCAAAAAGATATGGCTATAAAGTTAGGATTTAAGAATGCATCCACATATTTAAAATATGAAACAGGAGAGTATAAAATTAAAGCAGAAATGTTGCCTCTTTTGGCAAAGATACTAAAATGCAATATATCGAATTTTTTTACCAAAAACGTTGCTAAAACGGAAACGAAAGATTTTGCGAAAATAGGAGGCTAGAAAATGAAGAAAATTGCATTTACAAACTCTTTCCTAACCAAGAGAAATAGAAAAGAGTCTGTACTTACCATTGAATTGAGTATAACTGGAGAAAATTATAGTGATTTAAGTATTTTGCCGGAACTTTATTCAGAAATTAATTCATTAGTTAATAGATTATCGGAAAAAACTAACGGCGATTTGGGCAAAAGAAAATAGGAGGCTAGAACATGAGTAACGAAGAGTTAACTTTGTCAATCAAAACTAGTCAAAGAGAAGATGGGTCTGCATATAATGCCATTCAACTTGGTGACTGGAAAGTAGGACGATTTGTAACAGGTGTTCATTTAGAAATACTAGGCGGTAAACGACCAAAGTTAATTATTGAATGCTATCCAGAAAGAATAGATGTGGATGGTTTAGAAGTAGAGGCTTTTTTAAAACAAATAGAGGAGGAAGAAAAATGAATAACATCAAACAAGCAATTATTAAATTAGAAACAATTTTAGAAAATGGTAATGAAAAAGAGAATAGATTATTCGTTAAGTACAACACTATAAAAAACATTTTAGATTTACTTGAAAAAGATCAAGAGCTAAAAATCATCGAAATGGAAGTAGAGCTGAATGGAGTAGAGGATTCCATAGAAAACGCCGCTTTGTTAGAAAAGAGATTAAGTGAAGCCAAATATTTGGTGGAAGACTTGGCTAACACTATAAACTCGTTAGAAATTAAGGTGAAGTGATTTACGTGATTTTCACAGTAAATTCATTCCCGCAATCGGGACATGTGTTTACTCCGGGTTTAACTGTAAATACATGCGAACATTCGGGACAGGTCCCTTCCGTTCCATTTTTAATAATATCTTCCTTGGCGATTTTTAGGCTTTGTTCTTTAATTTGTCTCTCTAATTTTTTTGAATCAAATTTAATTTTAACTCCCATTTTACCCACTTCCCTTCACAAAAACTATAACACTGTGAAAGGGCGAACAGAAAGGAGAACAAAATGTCAAATTTACAAGTAATTGCAAATGAAATGTTACCAGTTTTAGAAAATGAAAAAGGCGAGAAATTTGTAAATGCACGGGAACTACATCAAAGCTTGCAAGTCGGTAAAAAATTTGCTACTTGGATTACCGATAAGTTTAGTAATTACGGATTTTTAAAGGATGAAGACTATTTCCCAATTTTGGGAGAAAGTACATTTGGCAGACCTCGAACAGAATACTTACTAACTTTAGACACTGCTAAAGAATTAGCAATGGTACAAAACAACGAAATGGGTCGAGCAATTAGAAAATACTTCATTGAAGTAGAAAAACAAGCGAGGAAATTAGCAACTGAATATCCAGCATTTTCTTACATGATAGATGACCCAGTCGCTAGAGCTAAAAAGTGGATTGAGGAGCAACAAGAGAAGCAAGAAGCATTAAAGCAAATCGAGGAACAAAAACCGAAAGTGATTTTTGCAGATGCTGTACAAACGAGCGAGAATACAGTTTTAGTAAAAGACTTAGCGACAATCCTTAAACAAAATGGCTTAGATATTGGGCAAAACAGGCTTTTTGAATGGCTAAGAGGAAGCGGATATTTGCTAAATAAAGGGACTTATTATAACAAGCCATCGCAAAAGGCAATGAACTTGGGATTATTCGAGCAAAAAACGCATATTCATACAGATAGGAATGGATTAATGGTGACAACATACACGCCGAGAGTAACCGGCAAAGGACAAGTATATCTATTAAACAAGTTATTGGAAGAACACAATCAAGTCGTAATTTAAGCGCCGCCTACCACAACGGCGCTCGCAGACAACTTACAGTCACAGGGGAGCGACTAACAATAGTATATAACGATAAGTTGTTAATTAGTCGCTAAAAAATAAACAAAAAGGATTGAGATATTATGTTTCAAAAATCAACATCAGCAACAGCCGCGATGCAAGTTTTAGCAGAAACTCGCACGCAAAAAGAGCTAGCGATAGATAGTTATGTAACGCCAGCGTTAATAAGTAATCAGATAAAAGGAAAACGTACTGTTTCACTAGAGCAAGCAGAACAGCTAATTGATAGTTACAACGAACCGCGAAGTACTTACTTGTTTGCACATGAATTCAGCAACGGAATGATACCACCGCTTTTTGACGGTTTAGACAACCATCACGCTTCTTTAACTAACAGATTTGAACTAGAAGTTGAAGAAGCGATGAACACGCTAAAAAACGGCATAGAGACAATGACATTCAATTTGAGAAAAGGCGACATGTTACAGCGAGAAGCAGCGAAACAAGCAATTTCAGAAATAACAGATGTGATTGCAACAGCTTTAACTCTAAATACAAGTATAGCAAGAACATTCAACATAGATTTACAACAAGTTTTAAGTAAACGTGATCAATATTATAAAAAGTTAGGAGTGGTTAAAAATGACGTTTAATGCAATAACAGCGTCAGAATTGTTAGAAAGAATGAAGCGACAAGGTATTGAGATTAGTCGTTCTAAGCTTTATAGCATGGTAAAGCGAGACGAAATCCCATATACAAAAATTGGTTCAAATCTATTTTTTGTAGAAGATCAAATTGAAGAGTGGGTAAGAAATGGCGGGACAGCTAGTCAGGCGGTAAGAGCTTGAAAGTGTTGTTCAGCATCTTAGTAATAATAGCAGCGGCGTTAGCGTTAATAAACTTATGTAATTTGATTTTAATTCTGTTTTTAATTTAGGAGGGCTACAACAATGAGAGAAAGAGTTTTTCGGAAACAAACGATTTTCGGTAATAGTGAGATTTTCATAGACGACAGAACGAAAATGATCGCTAATCCAGCTTTCAGACAGAAGATAGCTTTAATTGAAACAGGCTGCGAGAAAATGACGGACTATATCGAAGAACTGAAATTAAAGGGTTATGAGGAGGTCACTCGGTAATGGATGTATTTATGGTAATGATTTTCGTGTCGTTTATGTCGCTAATTGCAGGCTACTGGCTGAGAGGAAGTGATAAACATGGTTGAGAATCCGATGATTGTTGATGATCTTTGGGACGATGGTTTTAGACATTAAAAAAGCACGCATAGCAGTGCGCGCTTTAAGGATTTGAGATATTACCTTAACAAAATTATACCTCAGGTCCATTAAAAAATCAATGGAGGTAACATATATGTGGTTTTTAACAACCTATTCAAATATCAAAGTAAAAGTGTTTGATTTTAGCGAAAGTGAAGCGGCAACCGAATTATTTAATTATCTTCGCTTCTATCAAAGTAATAAAGAAGGAAGTAAAGAATTCGACGATTTAATTAAGATATACCAGTTGTTAGTTGGAGAAGAAGGAGTGGTTAACGTATGAATGAATTAGGAATGGAATTATCTAAACAGCAGGGGAACGGAGTTATGGCTCATGCGACGGCGAGTCGTGAAATGGAGGAAGTAAAAGGGCAAATTTTTATGGCGCAAAATTTCCCCCGAAATCAATATCAAGCAGAAATCCGAATTTTAGAAGCATGTAAACGACTTAGATTAGCGGAAACTGCAATCTATCAATATCCGCGAGGTGGTCAAAAAGTAATTGGTCCATCAATTCGCTTAGCAGAAGTGTTAGCGCAGAATTGGGGAAATATTAGCTTTGGTGTTAAGGAATTAGAAAGAAACGACCACGAGTCTACAGCAATGGCTTACGCATGGGATGCTGAAACAAATACTAGAACAGAAAAAATATTCACCGTGCCACACAAACGAACAACTAAAAAAGGAACGCAGATGGTTACTGACGAACGAGATATATATGAGCTTGTAGCTAATATGGGGTCGCGCCGATTGAGAGCTTGCTTATTGAGCGTTATTCCCGGAGATATAGTAGAAGCCGCAATGCAACAATGCAATGAAACATTAAGAAATGGCGGCGGAGAAAAACCGCTTAAAGATCGCGTTGGGGCTATGTTGACTTATTTAAAAGAACAGTTCGGTGTTACTCAAAGCCAAGTTGAGAAACGTTTTGGGTATAAAACTGACTCATTTACTGAATATGACTTAGTACAGACTAAAAACATAATTAATTCGATAAAGGACGGTATGTCAAAAATAGAAGATTGGTTCGATAAGGATTTACCAACAAAAACGGACTCTTCGAAATCTGAACTTGCAAAAGAATTGGAACCAGAAAAAGAAGAGGTGAAAACAGATGACAAGGAACAAGCCGTTGAAACTGACCAAGGAAAACTATTATAGTCAAGCAGCTAATTTAGATTACATGTCCGTTTCGCAATTCAAATCTTTTATGGATTGCGAAGCACGGACAATGGCAGAACTTCATAAAGAATGGTCTCGCAACGAATCTACAGCGCTATTAGTTGGTTCCTATACGCATACGGCATTTGAGTCAGAACAAGCTTTTAACGACTTTGTTTCTGAGAATGAAAAGAAGATTTATAAAGCAAGAGGAACAGGGAAACGGGCAGAGTTTGAACAAGCTGATTTAATGATTGAAACAATTAAAAAAGACCCGCTTTCAATGATTGTAATGGATGGAGAAAAAGAAGCTATTGTTACTGCAAATTTATTCGGAACAACTTGGAAAGCAAAATTAGATGTACTTAACCATGATAAAAAACGTATAGGCGATTTAAAGACCACACAGGAGCTACAGAAACGCTTTTGGTCGGTCAAATACAACGGTTGGGTATCTTTTATCCAAGCATATGATTATGTGCTTCAAATGGCTGTTTATAAAGCTATGGTGGAATGTCAATTTGAAGGAGACTATAAACCTTATATTGTAGCAGTCACAAAACAAAATCCGCCAGATAAAGCGGTGATACAATTCCATCAAAACTGGTTAGATAGTGAATATAGTTTTTTGGAAGAAAAAATGCCACGAGTTATCGCAGTTAAAAATAAAGAACTTGATGCAATAAGATGTGAAGAATGTGAGTATTGCCGAGCAACTAAACAATTAAAAGATGCTATCAATTTAGAAGACTTATTGAAGTAGATAAGGCAGGGGAATTGCGATGGATGGTTATATAGCTTTACACAGAAAAATTATTGATAGCTGGATATGGCAAGACCCTGAGTTTTATCGACTTTGGTCATACTGCCTTATCAAAGCGTCATTTAAAGAAAGAGAAATATTTTTAGGTCAACAGATAGTCAAATTAAATCCGGGTCAATTTGTAATCGGAAGAGAAAAATTAGAAGAGGCAATGAACATAGGGCTGAAAAATAAACGAACAGCGGTTACGTGGTGGCGACGACTTCAAAAGTTAGAAAAAGCCCAAATGTTGAACATCAAATCGTACAACAAATTTTCAGTTGTAACCATTGAAAACTGGGGGTTTTATCAAGGTAGTGGCATAGAAAACGAACAGCAAAATGAACAACAGACGAACAACAGATGTACAACAGATGTACAACAAACGATCACAAACAATAAAGATAATAAAGAGAAGAAAGATAATAAAGATAATAATAAACGTCAAAACAAGTTTGACGAGGTTCATTTATCTTTAGCTAATTTATTGTTTGAAATGATTAAGTCAAATAACCCGGAAGAAAAAAATCCAGACATTGAGAAATGGGCTCATGACCTCCGAATCATGATTGAACAAGATAAGCGAGAACCAGAAAAAGTTAAGAATGCGATTATCTGGTCACAGGAAAATGATTTCTGGTGCGGTGTCATTAAATCTCCAAAATCTTTACGAAGGAATTATGACAAAATGGCAACGCAACGTAATAAGCCAGTTGCTAACAAGCCGTTCAACAAATACAGCAAACAAACGAAACCAGAAGTATTGCCAGATTGGTTCGACAAAGAGCAGAAACAAATAAAACAAGAAACTTCAACAACAGAATCAAGCGAAGACTTAGAAAAGAAAGTCGCTGAAATTAAAGCGAAATTAGCGGCTAGGAGCGAGGTGCAGGCGTGATATTAACAACGGAAACAATTAATAATTTAATCGGAATAAAAGAATCATATCAAGCATCTGATGCGCTAATGAAAATATTGTTTGATAGAGAAAAACGAGAAGAGATATTTAAGAAGTTTTTACAACATGATACGCATTTAGAAAAAGATTGGTTTCACGTCTATTTTGAAGAAGAACATGCGAATAAAAAGAAATATGCACAAGATTTTACACCAGTTGCAATAAGTAGCGTTGCATCGCAATTAGTAAGAGGATTAACAGATGGTCAGGGAGGAACAAGACTAGATGTTGCCGCTGGTACAGGTAGTTTAACGATTCGAAAATGGTATGAAGATTGCCTAAAATATTCGCCGTTTGATTATCTACCATCTATGTATTTGTATCAATGTGAAGAATTATCAGATCGTGCGTTACCTTTTCTTCTTTTCAATTTATTAATTAGAGGAATGAACGCAACAGTTATTCACGGGGATGCGCTAACAAGAGAAGCGAAACAAATGTATTTCATTCAAAACGATAAAGACGATTTATTAAATTTTAGTTCTTTCAACATCATGCCACACAGTGAAACCGTAGAGAAGGAATTTAATATTCATAAATGGCTAGAACCAGTTATCGAACATATAGAAAGCCCTCTTTCAGTAGCTGATAGATATTTAAATGAGTTAGAAATAGAGGACGAAGAAACATCACAATTGAAACTTTTTTAGGAGGGAAAACATGGCTAAGAAGCAAAAAGAAATACTATTTTGTGACTACTTTGAAGAGTGGGTCGAAGTGTATAAAGTGGGAGCAATTGCAAAAATAACACTAGCTAAATACTATAATGCAGCAAAACAACTTCGAGATATATGCCCAAAACTTTTTATCTCAGATTTTGACAGACGAGAATATCAACGAATTATTAATGTTTATGCTGAAACACATGAGAAACAGACCGTAAAAGACTTTCATCATCATGTAAAAGCGTGCATTAAAGATTTGTTTCATGATGGATTAATAGATAAAGACCCGACTTATAGAGTTGTTATAAAAGGAGCAGAACCGACAAGAGCGAAAAAACGGAAATTCTTACAGAAAGAGGAGTTATCGAAGTTATTACAATCACTCGATACGAGCCAAATTGGCTTCGGATGGTTCGTAATGCTCGTAGCTAAGACCGGGATGCGCTATGCCGAAGCTTTAGCCATTACTCCTGCTGATTTTGACTGGACAGCACAGACTATATCTATCAACAAGACATGGGATTACAAATATAACAAGGGATTTGCTAAAACAAAAACATTGTCGTCAGTAAGGACTATCAAAATAGACTGGCAAATCGTCGGGCAGTTCAAACCACTTATAAAAGATTTACCAGAAAATGAACCCATTTTCGTTGAAAAATTTGGAGACGGCACTTACAAACGTCAATTCAATTCAACCATCAACAATTTTTTAGCTGCTAAATGCAAAGAAACAGGCATTACACAGATTAGCTTTCACGCATTACGGCATACGCATGCAAGCGTATTGCTGGCAGAAGGTGTTTCGATTCATACGATTTCAGCACGATTAGGACATGCTGACGTAGGTGTCACACAAGAAACTTATGCGCATGTGTTAGACGAATTACAAAAGAAAGATGATCAAAAAATGTTATCTGTCTTGATGCAGATTGCGTAGCGAGGTGATTAGATGCGAAAAAATTGGACAGATGAGGAAATCAGAGTTTTACAGAATAATTACGAATACGTAGACACTGAAATAATAGCTAATTTTTTAAATCGCTCATATCATTCAATAAAAAACAAAGCGACGCGACTTGGGATAAGTAAAAATTATGATTGGACAGAAGATGAGGATATTTATTTAGAGTATTTTGTTTATGAAAACGACGACAATATTAGCAAAGCTGCCGAATTTTTAGGACGTACAAAAGATGCAGTTATAAACAGACTAGTGAAGTTAAGAAAAAGAGATTCTTCAGTTTCTTTTATTAGGCGTCCGTGGACCAAAAAAGAAGATGAGATACTAAAAAATAATTATATTATTATGTCGAATGACCAATTAGCTGAACGATTAAGAAGAACAAAAGCCTCTGTAGCGGCAAGAAAGGTACTGTTAGGACTGACAAACAAACACATGTCTAAAGAAGATGACAAAATGATTCGTCATCTTGGAAATCAAGGGTACACAATCAAAGAGATTTCAGCAGAAATGAATTTGTCTTATTGCTTAGTTAAAAACTATATAAGAAATCACCGAATCAATTATAGAAGGGAATCAAAAAACGAGATGAATGGTTGGCGAAAAGAAGCAGATGCGACCTATTCGCATTATATTAACTCTAAAAAAATCAAGGAGGAACAAGCATGAGATTTAAAAAAGGCGAAAACGTACACGTAATTGCAGGCAATGAATTGTTAAGTGGTTGGTACAACGGTAAAGAGTTTGGAACAGGCAACTCTTTAGTGAAAGTTTCTAAGGACAAGATAATAGCTACTAAAGATTGTTTTATTGCTAAAGAAAAGGAAGCAGAGTTGGTAGTAGTTCCGCGATTTGCCGATGACTGGATAAATCACTGTGAACAAAGAGAATACGATTTAGCTTGTTTGTTAGATTATGGCAATGCAGGTATGCCTGATGAAATGTACGGATGGTTAATTTCATCAGCTGATAATCAAGAACTACTCGCCCGCGCGTGGCTTGACGGCTACGAAGTCGAGAAAGAACCGCTTTATTGGGTACAACTTATTACTAATTCTTTGGGGTATCTCAATGTACGAAATGATGGTCGTCGGTCTTTAAGTGATAGTGTTCAAAATGACATTTTTAAAACACAATTTACAGAAGCAAAAATCAAAGAAATGGACGAACGTTATTGGCAGTTTGCTGTTCCTGTTAGAGATTTGGAGGGTGAAGCATGAGAGAGATTGAGTTTAGAGGTAAACGAATAGATAACGGAGAATGGGTTTACGGTAATTTAATGCAGTTTGAGGATAGAGCTACTTTCATTTTTGCAGATGAACGAAAAGGCGCTAGCGTTGATTCAGCAGCTATGACAGTGATAGGCAACATACACGAAAATCCGGAATTGTTGGAGGGAACGGAATGAAAAAAGAAGATATAACATTTCTAAATGAGTTGCAGCAAGAACTAAACACACAATCAAACTGCGGGAACGCATCGCCTGTGTTTTGGGTAATACGCCAGTATGAAAAACAAATTACTGATTCAGATTTCGGAGAAGAGACGCTATATATTCACAGCGATGGCGATTATTTGGAATTTGAAAAACTTGATGAACTTCTGGAATTTTTAAGTGAGGGTTCAGAATTTGATGCAGTAAAGGATTGCGAAACGCTGGATGATGCTTTTGACATCCTTTTAAACGATTTTAACGAAGATAATTACTTCGCAAGATACTCAGCTACAAAAGTAGCTGTAGTAAAACAGGACACATTTTTCATTACTCATAAGGAAGCTTTAGAACACATCAAAAAAAATAGACGTCATTATAATTCAACTGTACACACATATGCAATGACAGCTTGGCGATCACCAGTGGTCGAAAAACTCTGGGAGATTCTTAGAGAAGCAGATTTTAATAAATTGTTGGAGGTGGCGGAATGAACGATAAAAAAGTAAGATTCTATGTTGCTACTGGGATGCACGGATCACTTGAAACAGAAACATTTCTTTTGAAATCGGACTTGAATATTGAGTTCGATATATTAACACCTGAACAATTAGAAAAAGAGATTACAGAGGCTTACGACGATTGGTTAGGCAGTAATATTGACTCGGGCTGGTCTATCGAGAAAGAGGTGTCGGAATGAGTAATAAAGAGACAGTTTATAAAGTATATAAAATAACATACAAGCAGCGTTTCATGGGGAAAGTTATTGTTGATTCATATGAAAGAACGGTAAAAGATGATAACGAATTACGGTCTGCAATTAATGCTTTATATGACGACCCACATGTGTTTTCAGTTAGTAGTGAAGAGGTGGCGGAGACGTTGAAGAAGGAGGAAAGCTAATGATACTAAAATGCGTTGAACAATTTGAAATGGCTGAAATTGACGAGAATGGCAATGACACAGGAGAAGCTTTCCGCGTGCAAGAAGGGACGCTTTGGGAAGTTCCTCGTGAAGAATATGAAGCACTTGGCTTTAGAGACTTTATCGAAGAATTAAATGAAGTTGATGAGAACGGAGGATTTAAAGGTCCGTTTATCATGTTCGTTGGAGTAGAAGAGGTAAAAGGGTGCTTTGAGATTTTTGAGGAGGAAGGCAAATGACTAGCACAATAAAAATATCTGAAAAAGATAAAGTGTTCCAAATTGCGACGGTAGCTGGGTGGGTTGAACAGACTGGAATGCAAGTGACTATTGACGGAATAGACTTTGCAATTTATCCGGAAAGGACATTAACCCAAGTATTCTTGCACGTTAATGAAATATCTAGTGGAGCTTCATTGTTAAATTATCCAATCGATCTCATAGATTTACTAGATGTAAACACTCGCAATACAGCAATTGAATTTTATAAAGATAAAGTGATTCCTTTAATCCAGAAAAAAATCGAAGCAAATGGATTAGACAAATTTAGAAAAGAAGTTGAAAAAGCAAAAAAAAATATGGTTGAAACTCACGGAGAGCGACCAGAAATTAAAGATTTTGAGGGGGAAAGCAAATAATGATGAATCGTGTAGTACTTGTAGGACGATTAACGAAAGACCCTGAATTACGTTACACTCCAGCTGGATTAGCTGTTGTGACTTTTACATTAGCAGTAAATCGCCCATTTAAAAATGCACAAGGAGAACAAGAAGCCGATTTTATTCAATGCGTTGTTTGGCGTAAACCAGCAGAAAACGTTGCTAATTTCCTTAAGAAGGGAAGCATGGCAGGTGTTGATGGACGTGTTCAAACGCGCAATTACGAAGATAACGACGGTAAACGCGTTTTCGTTACAGAAGTAGTAGCTGAATCAGTTCAATTCTTAGAGCCCAGAAACCACGCAGAAGGCGCTACATCGAATAATTATCAAAGCGAGACTAATTATTCAAATAACAATAAAACAAGCTCATATCGAGCGGATACGAGCCAGAAGAGCGATTCATTTGCAAGTGAAGGTAAGCCGATTGATATTAATGAAGATGATTTGCCATTTTGAGCATCTAATTTTATGACGGGGAGCGATGAAAATGAACAGAAAGGAATTAAGGGAAAAACAATGGGAAGTTATTACTGAGATTGAAAAAAGCAAGACGCTTGCAGATAGAAAAAAACTAATTGAAAAACTAGAAACGCTGGAAGCAAGAGGAGATAAAGTGAAAGGTATAGCTACGCCAACACAGTTGCTTTCGATATTTACAGTCACTGAATACAGACAATTAAGTAAAAAACTTACTGATGCTCAGATAGCGGAAATCCTTGGCATTAGTAGAGGTTCACTAATGGAATTCAAAAGAAAGAACGGGCTATCTAAGCGTCAAAAGGTGGCAACATGAGAGCTAAGGAGAGGAAAGAACTAATAGACGCAATCGCTAATTATACAAGTCATACGGTCGAATATTTAAACAATTTATCGGACAAGGAGTTAGAAGTTATTTATGAAACAAGAGTTATCGAAGACTACCACAACTAGCAACAAAATTATAATCCCTCTTCCGTTAACAGATTTAAACACTTATATAAACAAAGAGAGAGGACACAGACAAGCCGCTGCGAAAGTAAAAAAACAAATGACCTACATTTGCGCTTGTTATGTAAAAAGAGCCATGAGCCACGGTGTGTCCTTCTCTACGCCGTGTCGGATTAAATTTACTTGGATTATTCCTAACAAGAAAAAAGATCCAGACAATATTGCTTTTGCTAAAAAATTTATTTTCGATGGCATGATGGAAGCGGGATTTATAGAGAACGACAACTTAAATTATATCGAGGGCTTTTCTGATTACTTCATAGTCGATAAAGACGAAGAAAGCCGTGTGATCGTGGAGGTGGAATATGATTAACAAAATCGGAATAACAGTTATAAGCATTGCTTTTTGGGCTTTCTGGATACTGCTTTCTGTATTTATGTTAGGCGCGCTGGTAAAAGGCGTGTCATGGATTTGGGGAAATATATTTTAGGAGGATGAAAATGCAAATTGAAAAATTAAATGTAGTTACCAGAGAAGCAATTTGTAACGGAAAGGACATAGAAATCGCTAATTATAATATTGAATTAGAAGCAATTAGCGAAGAATCTTTTATTGATACAGCTGAAAAAGTGAAAAAATAAGGGAGTTTATCGAAAATTTATAAAGTGATGGGGGCGACTTTATGGGACAACTATTCAATCTACCACAAGTTGAAGATATTAACTACATTCAGACAGTCAGAGCAGTAAGAAAGTTCTTTAAAGACTATTTAATGCTGCGTGTAATGGCAGGAAGTCGTAAATTGCCAACAATGACGACAACATACAAATTAACGCCACCGAATTTCAGTAATGAATTTCATTCAAAAGTAGAAGATGCTGCAATCCATAATGTCGATAACGTTCATGCAGCACAAGAAGCGGTTAAAAAATACGATGCTATTTTGAATCAACTTGAGCACATTCATAGAAAGATACTGTTTGAGAAGTTCATTCATAACTTACAAGATATAACTATTATGCTTGATATTCCTTACGAGGAGAGACAGTACAAACGTGAAAAAAGAAAGGCTGTTATTGAGTTGGCGACTACTTTAGGAATTGAAGTGTTGAATTGAAAATGGCACTTTTCTGGCACTTTTTGAGCAAAAAAAGGTGATAAAATGTTATTAGTGAGAAGTGAAGATGATTACAAAAATAAAATCTTATATTGAGTCTGCGCTCCACTTCTCATTTATAATCTTATGATGATATAGCAGGAGATTGCTATGTTGCCTGGCAGAGGCTTTGTATCTGGCCACTAGTCTCAACAGATGACGACACTTCTGTTCAATCTCATATCCTATCCTCACTGGATGTAAAACACGCATGTGGCGCTGACTGGTGCGTTAACCAGTTTGTTTATATTAAAATAGAACCTCTAACACCTCTCAAAGAAGTGTCCCACGGTAGGGCGATAATTGGCTCCGAATTTCGGGGCTTTTTTGATACATAAAAATAAGGGGGATACGCATGGCAATTCCGAAACAGGTGAAAATAGGCGCTGTTAATTACGTCGTTCAAGAAAAACAAGTTGTTGATAATGATAATTCGAATTGGGGTGCGTGTGTATTTCATGATAATCATATTGAAATTTCAACCGGACTTTCAGAAGAACGAAAAGAACAAACATTAGTTCATGAAATACTACATGCAATCTTTTATGAATCGGGCTTTGAAGAGCAAGACGAGGATGTAGTAAATAGAGTCGGAATTACATTGCACCAGTTTTTGAAGGACAATAATTTATTTCATAAGCAAGATGTAATTTAGATATTAAAAATAAGGAGTGGTAAAAAATGAATAATCAAGAATTTATAGACAAATGTAAAGGCGTTGTTTTAAATTACGCTAACAGTCATTTAGACAAAAGCGATAAAAAAGAAATTGGCTTAGATGATGTTTTTGTAGTATGGAGTTGTAAAACATTACAAAACAGCAAAGCGCTACTAAGCACAACGTTGTACGATGGCATGTATTATGAATGTACTTTCAATGGCGACAAATCAGAATTGTATTTTGACGCATACAAAAAATGGGAAAATAAAAAAATTAGTATTTGAGTCTAGGTGTTCCTAGGCTCTTTATTTTATCAAAATAAAGGGAGTTGGTGATATGTAGTGAAACTAACCGAAAAACAAAAACGATTTGCAGATGAATATATAAAATGCGGTAATGCTACAGAAGCCGCTCGCCTTGCTGGTTATAGCTCGAAAACGGCTAATCGTATAGCAACAGAAAACTTGTCAAAACCAGTTATTAAAGGCTATATAGACAAGGTTTTAAGTGAACTCGAAGAAAAGCGAGTGATGGGCTACACAGAGGCAATGCAATTATTCACCGAAATAGCTCGAGGTGAAATGGAAGAAGAAGTAATTGTTTCGAATGGTGATGGTTTTTCCGTCGTTACTAAGAGTGCTGACATCAATCAACGAGTATCAGCGCTAAAAGAGATTGTTAAACGCCACGTTGCTGGCGGTAGAGACAAATTACAAGAAGAGCTTATTCAAGCGCAAATTGATAAGTTAAGAGCAGATACAAAACAAGAAGGTAATCAAGGAACAACTACTATCATCATGTCAAATGTTGACGAAATGCAAGCCTACCTTGATAAAAAGGCAGGTGGCGACGATGAACGCGATGATACACAAACAACTAATTGATTACCAGGTTATCAATGTAACAGATATGATTAATCCCGCTTTTTATGACTTGTGGCTATCTAAACATAATCACATCATCGCTAAGGGCGGGCGTTCTTCTATGAAGTCGTCTGTTATCAGCTTAAAGCTCGTAGAAAAGAAAATGGCTAATCCGCAATCTAATATGGTGTGTCTTCGTAAAGTAGCTAATACACTTTATAAATCAGTCTATCAGCAGATTAAATGGGCTTTGTATGAAATGGGTGTTGCTGACCAATTTAAATTTGGTAAGTCGCCAATGGAAATCATCCACAAAGAATGGGGAACGGGTTTTTATTTTTCTGGTTGTGATGATCCCGCTAAACTAAAATCGATGAAAATTCCAGTCGGTTATGTTAGCGATTTGTGGTTTGAGGAATTAGCGGAATTCTCTGGCGTGACTGATATTGATGTTGTAGAAGATACATTCATTCGTGAAGATTTGCCGCAAGGACAAGAAGTTACAATATACATGTCATTTAACCCGCCTCGTAATCCATATGAATGGGTGAATGAATATGTAGATAGTAAACGTAGTGACGATGATTATTTAATACATCACACTACTTATTTGGATGATGAAAAAGGCTTTTTATCTAAGCAAATCATTAAGAAGATTGAGAAATACAAAAAGAATGACCTCGATTATTACCGCTGGATGTATCTAGGTGAGGTAATTGGTCTTGGTGATAATGTTTATAATATGAACCTGTTTCAGCCGCTTAAAGCTATTCCTGCGGATGACAGGCTTATTTTAATTGACTTCGCTATTGATACTGGACATCAAGTATCAGCTACCACGTGTCTAGCGTTAGGTTTTACAGCAAAACGAAATGTTATCTTACTAGATACGTACTATTACAGTCCCGCTAATCAAGTGGTTAAAAAAGCGCCTAGTGATTATTCAAAGGAGCTGAGAGAGTTCATGACAAAAGTAGTCTCGAAGTATAATGCGCCAGTGGAAATGCAAACAGTAGATAGCGCAGAGGGAGGGCTTCGCAATCAATATTATAAAGATTATGGCGTTAGCTTACATCCCGTTGCTAAAGGAAAAAAAGTGGATATGGTCGACTTTGTGTGTGATTTATTGGCGCAAGGTCGTTTTTATTATCTTGATATTCCAGAAAATCAAATATTCATCGAGGAACACCGGAAATATCAATGGGATGTCAAAACAGTTAATACAGATAAGCCTGAGGTCATCAAAGAAGACGATCATACGTGTGATGCTTTCCAATACTATGTAAAAGATAATTTACGCAAATTAGGTCTTAAATTCTAGGGGGTGAAAACCTTGATTAACCAAATAATCGCGGGAGTGAAAGGAGTGATGCGGAGAATGGGACTATTGAAAGCACTGAAAGATGTAAAAGACCATAAAAAAGTAAATGCTAATGATGAAGATTATAAGTATATCGATATGTGGAAACGGCTATATCAAGGGCATTACGCTGAATGGCATAATCTCAATTACGAACACAATGGCAATCCGGTTAACAGACGTCAATTATCTATGAATTTGCCGAAAGTTACAGCTAAGTACATGTCTAAACTTCTTTTTAATGAGAAAGTGAAAATCAATATTGATGATAAAGCCGCTGAGGAATTCGTGCTTAATGTATTGAAAACGAACGGTTTTACTAAAAACATGGAGCGTTACATCGAATACGGCGAAGCGATGGGCGGTTTTGTGATAAAAGTGTATCACGACGGAAAAAAGAACGTCAAAGTTTCATTCGCGACAGCCGATTGTATGTATCCTTTGTCAAATGATAGCGAGAATGTAGACGAATGTGTTATTGCTAATAGTTTTCATAAAAATAATAAATACTATAAGTTACTTGAGTGGAATGAATGGAAGGGGAAGGAAGAGAAAGTATACACAATCACGACGGAGTTATACCAGTCGGACAATCCAGATGAACTTGGTGGAGAAGTAAGTTTGAAATTGCTGTTTAATGACATCGAGCCAGTTGTTCCACTCCCGCCGCTTACACGTCCGACTTTCATTTATATCAAACCTAATATCGCGAATAACAAAAACTTAACTTCACCTTTAGGCATTTCCATTTATGCTAACGCATTGGACACATTAAAAACGCTTGATTTGATGTTCGATTCATACTATCAAGAATTCAAATTAGGCAAAAAGAAAGTGTTAGTGCCTTCGAGCTTCGTTAAAACGGCAGTCGGATTCGATGGTTCAACTACACAATATTTCGACTCAACCGATGAAGCCTTTTTCCTTTATCAAGGTGACCAGGATGCAGATGGTAAATCAGTAAAAGATATATCTGTTGAGATACGTTCAACGGAGTTCATCGAGTCTATAAACGCAATGCTACGTATTTATGCGATGCAAGTTGGATTATCTGCTGGCACATTCACTTTCGATGAAAACGGCTTAAAAACAGCTACAGAAGTTGTAAGCGAGAAGTCAGAAACTTATCAAACTAAAAACAGTCATTCGCAATTAATTGAACAAGGTATAAAAGAAATGATTGTGAGCATTCTCGAAGTTGGAAAATTTATCGAAGCTTATAGCGGCGATATAGTTGAGTTAGACACTATTACAGTCGATTTTGACGATTCTATAGCACAGGATGAAGATACAACAATTAATCGTTATACGAATGCGAAAAATCAAGGTATGATTCCGCTGAAAATTGCTCTACAGCGCGCTTGGAATATTACAGATGCAGAAGCGGAAGAGTGGAAAGAAGAGATAGAAAAAGATGCACGAGCGGAAATTCCGGGGAATGATTTATCTGGATTGTTGGGAGATATTGAGCTGCCAGATGAAAACGCGGATGGGACATTAGAAGCTAGTGCTGTTGCAGGCGAAACTATTCAAGAAGTGTCACTAAACGGCGCCCAAATAACTTCATTAGTCAATATAGTTCAATCAGTTGCTAAAGGAGAACTTCCTTATAATTCAGCACTTGAAATGATTGTTGCTGCATTTCCATTTGACGAAGAAAAAGCGAGAAAGATTTTAGCGGATGCAGGCAACGGCTTCACTATCAAAGAGAAGGAAAAGACCTCTAAAAAGGAAGTGGATTAGATGGCGCTAACTCCTCGACAATTAGACTTATTTGTGCAACCGGTCGTTGATGTGTACACAACACTCGAAAATGAACTGTTCACTCTTATTGTTCGACGATTGAAAACAAAGAAAAATATCAGCGCTGACAATATACTTGCTTGGCAAATAGAAAAACTTAATCAAGTTCATGCACTAGATCAGCAAATGATAAATAAAATTTCCAAAGCTTCCGGCGTATCTGCTAAGAAGCTTTTTTCTATTGTCAAAGACGCAGGATATAGCGATTTAAAACAAGTAGATAACTATTTCAGCAAATTAGCCGAAGCTGGTGCTGTGTTACCACTTGTGGCTGACGGACAAACGATAGTCGATAAAGTAATGAGAAGTTATTTTAAGTTAGCACAAAGTAACTATAATCGCGTCAATCAAACGATGTTATCGCAAGCAAGACAAATCTATTCAGATATCATTCACGAAACGACACAGAGCGTCTTAGCTGGTTTAAAAACACATAGACAAGCATTAGCTGAGGCAGTAACTAAATTCGCTGAAAATGGCGTTCCTGCGCTTGTAGACAAGGCAAATAAAAGGTGGACACCTGAAGCTTACGTCCGAACTGTTACAAGAACAACCGTCAACAGTGTTTATAACAGCATTGAAGATGAGCGGATGGGTGAATACGGCGTTGATTTAGTACGTATTTCACAGCACATAGGAGCACGACCAACCTGTTCACTTGTTCAAGGCAAAGTTATCTCTTTGTTATCTGTTGAAGAAACTCGCTCAAAATACGGCAATAAATACATGTCTATTTACTCGCCAGAATTGCGATATGGCTATGGCGATGGAATTTTCGGTTGTAATTGCCGTCATCATCGTTTTGCATTTATTGAAGGCATTAACATTGCGCCAGACGAGAGCGAGTTAATAGACGAAGAAGAAAACAAACGCGTCTATATGTTGAGTCAGCAACAACGCTTAATTGAACGTGATATAAGAGCAGCTAAACGCAAACTGTCAGCTGCCGAAGAATTAGGCGATGAACTAGCAGTTAAAAAAGCAAAACAGGCTGTTAGAACGAAGCAAAGCAAGCTAAGAGCATTTGTAAAAACGCACAATTTAACTAGGCAGTATAGCAGAGAAAAAGTATATGCATAACATTCGACCTGAACGAAAGTCGTTAAAAGTCGGCTCTCGTGATCGTATCACGTAAAAACAACGTAGGAGGAATAAGAAATGGAAAGAGACTTTTTGAAGGAATTAGGCTTGGAAAAGGAAACTATCGACTCTATTATGGTCGAACATGGTAAGTCGATTCAGAACGAAAAGGACAAGGTAACATCAGCGGAAGCAGAAAGAGACGGGCTTAAAAGCCAGCTTGCGCAACGGGACGATGATATCGAAGCTTTAAAAACTGATTCCGGAACGAGCAAATCTTTAAAAACTCAATTGGAAACACTGCAAGACAATTACGAAACTTTGAAAAAAGATTCGGAAGCTAAATTAGTAGAAACTCGCAAAGGTGCAGCGCTTGATTTAGCTTTAGCAAATGCGAAAGCAAGAAATCCGAAGGCTGTAAAAGCTTTACTGGATAACGACAAACTAGAACTAACAGACGAAGGTTTGAAAGGCCTTGACGAACAGCTAGGAGCATTGCAAGAAAGCGATGCTTATTTGTTTGCTCAAGAAAGCGAAAATGTAGCACTCAAATGGGGCGTAAGCGGAAACCAAACAGGTGGAACAGGGGGACAAGGCGCATTAAAGCTGCCTAACCAGGTACTAAATGAGCACAGAATCACCAAATAATTATTAAACGGAGGTAATAAATTATGGGTTTTAATCCAGATACAACGACAATGCAAAGTGCAAAAACAGGTTCTATTCCGATTAACATTTCGGAACAAATCATTACAGGTGTGAAAAATGGTTCAGCGGCTATGAAATTAGCTAAAGCAGTACCAATGACAAAACCAGAAGAAGAATTTACATTTATGTCGGGTGTGGGCGCTTTTTGGGTAGATGAAGCGGAACGCATTCAAACAAGTAAACCAACATTCACAAAAGCGAAAATGAGATCTAAAAAAATGGGTGTTATTATCCCAACGACTAAAGAAAATTTAAACTATAGTGTAACTAACTTTTTTAGCCTTATGCAAGCTGAAATTGTTGAAGCTTTTTACAAGAAATTTGACCAAGCGGTCTTTACAGGTGTAGAAAGCCCATACAATTGGAATATTCTAAAATCAGCTACTGATGCAAGTAATTTGGTAGAAGAAACTGCTAATAAGTATGATGATTTAAACGAGGCTATCGGATTGATTGAAGCTGAGGACTTAGAACCGAACGGAATTGCAACGATTCGTAAGCAACGCGTTAAATATCGCAGCACTAAAGATGGTAATGGTATGCCGATTTTTAATACTGCTACCTCAAATGGTGTTGATGATGTCCTTGGTTTACCAATCGCATACACACCTAAATATACTTTTGGTGACAAAGATATCTCCGAATTGGTTGGGGACTGGAACCAAGCTTATTACGGCATCCTTAGAGGTGTTGAATATGAAATCTTGACCGAGGCGACACTTACAACTGTGGCTGATGAAACTGGGAAACCATTAAACTTAGCTGAACGGGACATGGCAGCAATCAAAGCAACTTTTGAAGTTGGATTCATGGTTGTTAAAGATGAAGCCTTTTCTGTTGTTCAACCAAAAGCGGGAAACTAATGGCGGCGCGGTCGGGTGAAACTGATAGCGCGCCGATTCAAGACTTTCCAACTATGACAGTAGCAGAATTGAAAGAAGAGCTTGTAACTAGAAATATCGAATTTACAAGTAATGCGAAAAAAGCGGAGTTAGTGGCTCTGTTGGAAGGTAGTGAGTGATATGCCTTACACCACATTAGAATTTTATACTAACGAATATGCGGGGGAGCATTTGGAACAGGAAGAATTTAACAAGTTGTTAAAATCCGCAGAGCGAGAGATTGACACCGAAACAAAATATCGTGTGCGACAAAGAGGGATAGAAGCGTTTAGCGAATTTATTCAACGTCAAATACAACTGGCTACTTGTAATCAAATTGAATATTACAAAGAAGCTGGAGGGACGAGTGAGCTAGCTGTTTCTAAACCAGATAACGTGTCAATAGGTAGAGCGTCTATAAGTGATAGTAATTTTGCTTCTACTGCAACTTCTGTTAACAAGGGGATGTTGGGCAGTAAAGTAAGAGAGTATTTAGCGCCTACTGGACTTCTTTATAGTGGGATAGGTGTTCGCTAATGAAAGTAGTAAAACCGCCGACCAACGTCCCTCAATTGCCTCTTGACTGGCTAATTCATAACATTAGTTACGAAGCGTATAAAGAAGAAGATAGACACAATCAAATCGTTTATGAAAAAGGCATTGAGATTGAACATGTTCGTGTCGATTTTTCAAAATCAAATCAAATCGCTGGATTATCTGATAGTGATAGATATGACGCGATTATTTTTATTGATGCAGTGAACAGCATGAACGTGCCAGATGATTTTATAAGTAGATCGAGAATTTTTTTCTCTGGAAAAGCTTATAAGATTGTCAAAGTTATACCTTGTTATGCAACCTCTGAAAATGTGCATCATTGGGAAATCGAGGTGGTTTAATGCCGATTAAAGTACGTGTGGACCTCTCAAAAGCAAAAGGGAACGTAAAAAAGGCGAAAGAAAGAGGTCAGTTTGCTTTAATTAATCAAGCGGCCGCTGATATTGCACCTTATGTCCCCTTTTTGGAGGGTGATTTATCAAATCAATACGTTATTATGAACGACAAAGAAATAATGTGGACATCTATTTATGCGCGGAGACTCTACAACGGAATAAACTTCAATTTCACACTCACACATCATCCGTTAGCTGGTCCTAAATGGGACCAACGTGCAAAAGTAGATAAGCTAGAAAGTTGGATAGAAGTAGCGCAAAAAGCGGTTGAGGAGGGATTATAATGTCATTAGATTTTTTGGACAGTGTCATGGATGCTATCGAAAACAACGTCGATTTAAAAGATATGAAATTAAGAACAGCGATATTAAAACCCGAGTCAATCGCTTTGCTGCTGACTCCAAATAACGATAAACAAGGTTATCAAGACGGCTCTTATGAGCGGTCTTTTTCTTTTAACCTAAACGGCTCTAGCAAGCAAGAAATGAAAGTTTTAAATGTGTTGAATGCTATTACTGCTTATTTTGATAACACAGAATTAGAAAGCATTCAGAGCTTAAATAACAGCTTTGTGCTAGAAGACAAAGAAACAACTAGTGTGCCGAACCTCGTTTCTGCTAGTGACGATGGAACGTTTATTTATAGCGCTAGTTTCAAAATCAAATTATATATTGAAAGTGAGGAAAAATAAAGATGAGAATTAAAAACGCAAAAACGAAATATTCTGTTGCTGAAATTGTTACTGGTGCAGGTGAACCGGATTGGAAACGACTATCCAAATGGATTACAAACGTGTCTGACGATGGTTCGGACAACACGGAAGAGCAAGGCGACTATGACGGTGATGGCAACGAAAAAACGGTTGTGCTAGGTTACTCAGAAGCTTACACATTTGAAGGGACACACGATCGTGAAGATGATGCACAAAACTTAATTGTCGCTAAACGTAGAACGCCAGAAAATCGCGGGATTATGTTTAAAATCGAAATTCCAGATACCGAAACAGCTATCGGTAAAGCGACTGTTTCGGAAATTAAAGGCTCCGCGGGTGGCGGCGATGCTACAGAATTCCCAGCGTTTGGTTGCCGCATCGCTTATGATGAAACACCTACGGTTACAAAACCCTGAGGAGAGCCCGTCCAGCGTCGAAGTGGACCACAATACAATTACCGTTAAAGTAGGAGAAACATTTACTATTAATGCTTCTGTATTGCCAGTGGGAGCTAGTCAAGAAGTAACTTACACTTCATCTAATCCACCGAAGGCAAAAATCAATAGCGTGGGTACAGGTGAAGGCGTAGCAGAAGGAACAGCAAACATAACAGTTGCATCTAAAGAAAGTACTTCTATCAACAAAGTAGTACAAGTAACAGTAGAAGCAGCAGATTAATAAATGAAGCCCTTACGTTTATAGTAGGGGCTTTTAAATTGGAGGAAATCATACATGGCACAAAATAATGTAATCAATATTCAATTAGAAGAATCATATCAAGAGTTTCAACTTGGCACGGAACTGTTTAGAGTCGGTTTAGGTGATGAAATGCGCCGCAAATGGATTGAAGCAGATGAGAAGTACAAGAAGAAACTGGAAAAGTTAAATAAATACAACATTGATAATACAGACGAAATGAGTTCAGAAGATTATTTTGCTTTAGAAGAAGATGTTAAAGAAGCTTTAACTGAAGCGTATGCAGTTTTATTAGACGACGAAGAAGCATTCTCTAAATGTTACAAGCAATGCAAAGATATTTTAAAAATGTATCAAGTATACGATCAAGTTGCAGAAAGTATCGTTGGTTCAGTAGAAAAACAACAAAATGAAATTCAAAAGAAATATAAAGCAAAAATGACAAAAAAAGCGAAGTGATTTAAATGCTTTCGCTCGCTTTTGGAGTTAATGATATTTACGAATACGAAGGGAAAGAATATAAGCTCGATTTAGCTTTTGACAACGTTCTAAGAGTGATTGATTTAACGGAAGATAATAGTTTGTCTGATGTGTTCAGAGCTAACCTCGCAATTGATGTGCTTTTTGCTGATGATATGCCTTGGCCACGTTCAAATGAGGAAGACGAATACGCGAATATTGAAGAAAAATCACTGGTACTTATTGATATTTTCACTAATTATATTGTTAAAGAAAATGATGATGGTCTGCTTTATGATATCGACGGAAACAAGATGCCAAGCGCTACAAACAACAATGACGATGCGGAAGAAATTGCTTCATATTCGTTAACGCAAGATGCGGATTATATCTACGCTTCTTTTTTACAAGACTACAATATTGATTTATTAGATAGTCGAGGGAAAATGCACTGGTATAAGTTTAGAGCATTGTTAGAAAGTTTGCGTGATGATACAACAATTAAAACGATAATCGGCATTAGGCAAGCGGAATTACCTTCTGGGAAAGGAACAGAAAAAGAACGAAACGAATTAATTAAACTGAAAAACAGATATAAGTTAAAAGATTAGAGGTGAGAACATGAGCGATGGATCAGTAGTAATTGAGATTAGTTTAGACGATAAAAAAGCAGATAAACAACTTGATGCGTTTGAAAAAGATTTGGCAAAAGCAGGAACAAACGCTGGGGCGGCATTAGATAAAGCATACAGAGAAGCAGTGTCTGATATTGCTAGTCAATCAAAACGATTAAAAGACACATTTGTTAATGCGTTTAAAAGCATGGGAAACGCAGGCTCAAATGCTTTAAAAGCTAGTTTAAACTTTATACGTGAGTTACCTTCTAATGTACAAGCGGCACTATCTAAACTTGCATCCACTGTAAAAACTGGATTCGTAAACGCTGCTAAAGCATCTATTACAGCGGTTAAAAATCTTGGAACGAGTATCAAAAACACAGCAGTTAATATCAAAAACGGCTTCTTTTCAATTGCTAAGACAGTACAAAGTAGTATTGTGTCAGCTGTTAAAATATCAATTAATGTCATTAAATCCATCCCCGGCGCAATTAAAAGCGCTGGAATCAGTATTAAATCCGCATTAGTAAGTAGTTTACAAGCAGCTAAATCGGCTGCTATTTCTTTTGCTCAAACTACTGTAAAAGTTATTAAAAGTATTCCAGGAGCTGCTAAAACAGCGGCTACAGCAGTGAAAAACAGTTTCGTAGTAGCTTACAAAGCGGTGGTAGTTGCTGCTTATATGAGCGTAAAAGGAACTATTAGCGCTGTGAAAGCTATTCCTAGTGCTACAAAATCAGCAGCGTTAGCAGTAAGTAGCGCAATGAAAACAGCTTTTAGCGCTGTAGCAAGCGCGGCGAAAACGACAGGAACAACAGTGAAATCAGCATTAAAAACAGGCTTTAGCGCTGTGAAATCCGGAGCTAAAGCGGCTGGCCAAGCTGGTATTTCAGCATTAAAAGGCCTAGGGAATATTGCAAAAAGCACTGGTTCGTTAATTAAAAGTGGATTAGTAAGCGGATTTAACGCAGCGAAAGCGGCGGCGAAAGGTGCAGGCGCCGGAATGCGTGAAGCGCTTAAAAATTCAGTTGAAAAGCCCGCCGAACAAGCTCGCTTTAGTATTCTCAGATTAGCAGCAGCGTTCGGATTAATTGCAGCAACTAAAAATGTTGTGGGTAGCGCTATTGGTCGAGTTGATACGATTGATACTGCAACTAAATCGTTAACAGTCCTTACTGGTTCAGCAAAAGATGCGCAACTAGTTATGACAGACCTTACAGCGGCTATCGATGGTACACCAATTGCGCTCGATGCCGTCGCTTTAGGCGCTAAAAAAATGGTTGCGGCAGGCATGAAAGCGGCGAATGTAAAACCTGTATTCACCGCTATTGCTGACGCTGCCTATGGTGTCGGAAATGGTTCAGAATCAATTGACCAGATGACAGATGCTATCTCAGCATTACAAGCGTCTGGTGTTGCTTATGCAGACGATATTAACCGTTTAGTTGACGCGGGTGTTCCTGCTTGGCAAATTTTAGCGAATTCGACTGGTAAATCTGTTGGAGAAATGAAGAAATATGTTTCCGAGGGATCATTAGAATCAACTAGAGCTATTGCAATGCTAACAAAAGGTATCGAAGAAGGAACAACAGGAATGGCTGGGAACACGGCTAAAATGGCAGGTCTAGCAAAAACAGCAGGTAACACTATCAGCGGTTCATTTGCGAACATGAAAACGGCAGCTGTTAAGAGTCTTGCGAATATCGCCGAAAACTTAAAAGGCCCGATTATCCAAGCGTTAGATGTAGCTAAAAATGCATTCAAACAGTTTGCGGCAGTAACAGCAAGTCCTGAATTCCAGAAAAAGCTTTCTGATTTAATTCAGAAAATAAAAGAGTTTATACCTGTTTTAATTGAATGGGCGCCAGTTTTGGCAAAAGTAGCCGCTGGATTTGTGGCTTTTAATATTATTAGTAGTGTGTATTCTAAAGTCGCTGGTTTGGTTATGGCGTTTAGAGGTTTAGCAAGTAGCGGTACGTTGCTCGGCGGGATTGTTAACACAGTGAAGGGAGCTTTTGTAGGGTTAAAAGCAGCACTAGGTTCAGCATCCGTAGCATTTGGAGTAATTACAGCAGTGATAGGGTCTGTAGTGGCAGTTCTTTATGGCATGTATACCGCCTTCAAGGAAAACACGGCAGGGATTAAAGGCTTTTTATCTGGTATGTGGGATGCAGTGAAAAATAGTTTTGGTAAAATAGTAGATGTTTTTAAACAAATAGTATCAGCCCTAAAACCAGTTGGGAGCGGATTTAAAGATATCTTAAAATACATTGGTGTTGGTGTTTGGGTTGCTTTTGGCATTGTATTAGCGACTGTCGTTGATATTATTCAAGTGCTAGCAAGAATTGTGTTAGTTGCGATTAAAGGACTGCAAGGACTTTACTATGCTATTAAAGCGACATTTCAAGCGCTACAAGGTGATTTAAAAGGCGCTAAGAAAAGCTTAGAACAGTCCAAAGATGCTTTTGTCGATGCGGGTTCTGCTATTAAAGATGCGTTTAACAAAGATAATTATGCGCTCACGGGCACTATTGAGTCTTTAAAAGAAATGGGTGGAGAAGCTGAAAAAACAGGTGCAAAAGCAGAAACATCTAATAAAAAGATAGCTAACAGCTTGAAGATAGTTGAATCTACTGCTAAGCAAACAGAAACAACAGTTTCGAAGTCAAATCAAGCAATTGATACGATGTTAAGCGGTGGAGTAGATCAGTACGGCAATAAACTTAGCGAGAAAACTAAGTCGTTCTTGAATTCTGCTAAAGAGCTATACAGTCAGTATCAAGAATCAGCTAAAAAGTCACAAGATGCTTATACTGCTGCTATGGAAAAGGCGCAAAGCCTAGAAGGAGATAAGCGTAAAAAAGCTATAGCAGATGCAAATAAGACTTTAGTAGACGAAACAACAAAGAATAATAGCACATTACTAACTTTGCAAAGTGATTATTCAAATATGCTAAAAACAAATCGTTGGGCCGATGGGCAAGAGTTAACAGCTCAGCAGAAGAAGTTTTTACAACAACAAACTACTGATATTCAAACAGAATTAGCGAAACAAAATCAGCTATATGTTGAAGCAAATTTACTACGACTAGAACAAGGTAAAAGCTTAAATGAAAAGGAAAGAAATACGAGCTTAGAAGTTCAAAAGAGCTTATATGAAGAAAAGAAAAAAGCTGTTGAAACTGGCGAGAAATCGCTTGCTGATTTGAAAAAGAAAAAAGCGGACGCTTCAACTGAAACCGAAAAAGCGAACTATCAAATCCAAATCGACGAACAAACAAAGAAAAATCAAACATTGTCTACTAACCTTAAAAATTGGGCATCTGAAATGAACTCAATTATTGCGAATGGCGGAACTTTAAACGCACAAACATTCGCAAACGGTTTGTCTCAGCTTGGAAATATTAGTGATGAACAGTTATCCGCTTTATGGCAAAACTTTGTTTCTACAAGCACATCAATTGATAATACGTTAGCAGGATTAGCTGGCATAATGGGTCAGCGTGGCGGAGAAGGAGTACAAGCTTTTGTCACAGCGCTTCAAAGCGGTGATTATACTACAGCAGCTTTAAATATTAATAATGATGTTCTAAGTACTATTTCTAGCTTACCAAACGGCATGTTTTTGAATGGGGAAAACGGAAAAAATCAATTTTTAACTGCTATCAAATCCGGCGATTTTCAGGGAGCTGGCAAATATTTAGTCGATGGCGTAAAAATGGGCACTGACTCTATTGACTCGGAAATGAAAACAAAAGGTCAAACTGGCGGACAGAACTTTGCGGACGGTGTAAAAGGTAAAGAAGGCGCTGCTAAATCAGCTGGTTCAGCAGTTAAAAATAAAGCAAAAGAAGGCGCGACAGACCCGAACGCATTCAAAGCAGTTGGTTCAAAAGACAGCGCGGGCTTTAACAATGGAGTTATGGGAGGAAAAGGCGGCGCTTATTCAGCTGGGTCAAGCGTGGGGAATTCTGCTAAATCTGGTGCTGGTTCGGTTGATTCTAGTGGAGTTGGTTCTGATTTTGCTTCTGGATACGTAAACGGCATTTTGAGTGGTATGGGCGCGGTTGGTAGAGCGGCTGCTTCTTTGGCAAATAAAGCACTAGCGGCAGTTCAGAAAAAACAAGACTCGCATTCACCTGCTAAAAAATCTAAAAAATTAGGTGGAGACTTCGGCTCTGGTTACTCATTAGGTATTGCCAGCAAGACGAAAGCAGTCAATAAAGCCGCAAGTAATCTCGTTGCTGGGGCGCTTGGAACTGAATCGCAAATCAAAAAACTATCTAGTACGTTGAAAGACAAAATATCATCAGCGATTGACGCGGGATTGCATTCTAAGAATAAGAGCAGTGGCCAACTCAAACAAGCTAAGGCCCTGAATAGTATTGAAGGTTACATTGTTCAACAAACAAACAGATTAGCAGCGACAGCTAAGAAACGTGATAAAGTAGTCGCTCAATTAAAAGCTGCTAATACTAAAATGGCGGACTTGACGAAGCAGAGTAAAGAGTATGCAGCTTCAATTACTGAAAAAATGCAAAGTTATGGATCTATTAGCAATGTAGACCCAGAAAATCCGCAATCAATCCAAGCAGAAATGCAGAAACGCTTAAAAGAAATTAAAGCTTTTCAAGCAAATGTTGAAAAATTGCGTAAAAAAGGTGTTAGCAAAGACATTATAAACGACATTCTGGAGGCGGGAGTAGAAAATGGTTCATCTTATGCGCAAGCTCTTGCTAAGTCTGACGCTAAAACTATCAAAGCGATTAATAGCACGCAGAATCAAATCAATTCAGCATCTAAGTCAATGGGAAACACAGCGGCTAATGCGATGTATTCTGCTGGTATTAACGCAGCAAGAGGTTTAATAAACGGACTAAACAGTCAGAAAAAACAACTAGAAAAAACAGCTAAGAGCATTGCTAACACAATCACTAATTCAGTGAAAAAGGCGCTTAAAATTCATTCTCCTTCACGTGTGGCCATCGAACTCGGAAAATTCTTCACGGGAGGCCTTGGAAATGGAGTCTTAGCTGGCGCTAAAGGAGCTGTTCAATCAACTAACAAAATGGTTGATAAAGTAGTAAACGCCGCTTCTAATATGACGGTACCGGCTATCAATCTCCCGAAAATCTCTGCAGAAAAAGCATTGGGCCTAAAAAGCGTAGATTTAAACAGAACTATCACCGTCAAAACAATTATTGACAACAAAACAAAAGAGTCTAGCAACGCTGATTTAATCAAAGCTATTCAACAATCTGGCGATAGACCTATTAACTTTTATGTTGACGGCAAGGATCTTGCAGATAATACAAATAATCACTTAGGAAGTTCTACATCACTAGCATTCTATGGGAAGGGGCTATAATATGGCTACATCGCTGGCATTAGTAATTGAAGGTAAAACATATATGCTTAATGAATTATTTGATTTAGAGGTAGGAGAAGTGAGCAGAGAACCGCCGCAAATAGTTAATAATTATACTGAATTCGCTGGTTCTGACGGCGCTAGAACGACAGACAGTAACTTTAGCATGTTTCTTATCTCGTTTTTGTGCCATTTCAGAACAGAATCAGCAGACTTATACCACGTAAAACTAGATGAGTTAATGGAATTGATTTATCAAAGGAGCGAGTATTTTTTAGTTCATTCTAAAACGCCTGGTAAAAAATATAGAGTACATCCGAGTGACGTTGGTATTGACCGCAAAGCTCCGGGATACGCAGATTTGACACTTGAATTCGATGTGTTTCGAGGTTATTCAGAATCGCTAAGTTCTACGCTTAGCGATTCTGAAATTGATTGCGATAAATGGCAATTTGGTCAAGGTCTAGCAATGGAGGATTATAGATATACTCACACTAAAAGTCGTTTCATCATTTATAATGGCGGTAGTTTTGACATAGACCCGCGCGAACATTATTTAGCAATTACTTTGCGTGGTCAGAATGAAGGAGAATTAACAATTAATAATATTACGACAGGCGATAGATTTATCTATTATCCATCGTTAAGTACAACAGACACATTAATTATTGATTGCGCTACACCTAGAATAAACGGAAATCCCTGCGGTCGTAACACGAATCACGGTTTAATAAGTTTGAAAAAAGGAGAGAATCTTATCGAGATTAGCAATACTAGTCATTTAGATACGAAGTGGGATTTCTCCTTTTTGTACAAGTAGGTGAATATATGAATAGCGATATTATAGTTGCTGATTTTTGGAAGAATAACGAAGAAATATTAACAGATTTCGATAAAGATAGTTTTTGCGAAAGTTGGACAGAAAACGAGATGTGGAGTATTGAGTTTAAGGTAGTACAAACTCCCAAGAACGCTCACTGCTATTCTTTTTTAGATTATGAAAGTTCTGTTTTTTTTGGAGGGCAAGAATTTGTCGTTAAACAATTAAGTCATGATGCTGTCGGAAAAACGCTATCGAAAGATATTAAAGCGCCTCACATTTATTATACATGTCAAGATGGGCGACAAGACGACACTATAACAGGTTCTTTTACTTTAGAACAGTGCTTAACTCATATCTTTAAATCTGATAGCAGGGGCTTTTCATGGGAGATAATAGACCCTTCCAATATACTAGAAAAAGTTCAACAAGAAAACTTTGGAAATAACAACTACTTAACACTTATTGATCAATTACTCGATGATTATGGAGTAGTCGTTATACCAGACAATCGACACTTAGTATTTAAACCGCGCGAAAATTATGGAGCTAAGACAGAAAATTTCATCAGATATAAATACAATACAGACGAAGCAAGTTTTGATATTGATACTCTTTCGTTAAAAACGAAAATTAAAGGATATGGAAAAGTTGATAGTAACGGAAATAACTATTTTTCTCCAGTCACATACACTAGCCCGGAAGCAGAAAAATGGGGCATTCGTTGGCAAGAACCCGTTTCAGATGAACGATACACTGTTGTAGGTAACATGCAAAGGCGACTTAAACTTGAATTACAAGACTATCCAGCAACAACAGGAAGCGTGATATTGAAGAATGATTATGAGTGTGAAAAAGGTGATTATGTTCTATTTATTTATGAACCGCTTGGCATTGATTATGATGTGCAGATAGTTGCATATAAAAAATACCCATTCACAATAAAAGCGCCAGAAATCACACTTTCAAATAATAAAAAGTCGATAGTATCAATAATGGCCCAATTAGCAAAAGTATTGAAAGGAGCGAAATAGATGTTAAATCTTGATAAATGGGGAAATACACTTTTTGATTCTAATAAGTATCAGCAGTTTAATGCTAATATGGAAAAATTAGAAAAAGATTCATTAGCAAAAGATGTAGATATAAATGCAACTAATAACAGAATTGATAATGTTGTTTTAGAAGCTGGCGGAAATAATATTACTGAAGTAGTAGATGCTAGAACTAGCAAAAACGGTCAAGTCTACAGCACTTTAAACTCGCGGCTAAATGGTGACTATTCAGCAATTGCAAGTGATTTAGCTGAATCAAATGCGCTACTTCAAACAGTAAACGAAGAAAATAAAGTATTAAAAAGTAAACTAGATGAATTGTACGGTAATTCTGCATCAAATATTGAGTATTATGTTAGTTCAACAAACGGAAATGATGTAACAGGAACAGGAGCTATTGATGCACCATTCAAGACGATTCAAAAAGCTGTAAATATGGTTCCGAAAGTAAAAGTAGGAGGCTTTATTTATATCTTTTGTGAGCCGGGGCAATATAACGAAGATGTAGTAGTACAGTCGTTCAGCGGCGCAGAATGCTTTTATATCCAGCCTACAAATTTAGCAACAATCGACCCAACAACTGGACAAACAGGTTTTTTTGTTAAAAGTATTCTGTTTTCTGGCATCATGTTTCAGTGCGTGGTACAAGGACTTAATTCTATGAGTACGGCAGTGAATAATAATTCTACGGTAATTCAGTTTGCAAGGTGCTGGTACGGCACAGTTACTAAATGCCGATTTGACACTAATTTGAAAGCAACTAATATTACAACTGTGCAATACAATCAATCTCGAGGTAACTGTTATAGCAACTATTTTAAAAATCAAAACATTATTATGTCGTCCGAGTACATGGGACACGCTTTATTTGCATCAACAAATACATGCGAAGCAACTTCGAATGTCGGCTTAAAAGCTGCTAGCGGAGGCATTTTGGTTAAGTCTGGTACGCCAGTTTTAAACGCTACTACCGCAGAATTGAAACAAGCGGGAGGTCAGATATTCTAATGACAAATCAAATCTTTAAATCAGCTATTCTTGATTTTTCTGTTAGTGCACAGAACGCTAAAGCTAATGTTCCTCAGATAAAATTTAGTACGCAAGACTCTGGAGGGACTGCGCGATTAAAGTTTACTGCAAAAAAAGATGATAACAATTTACCACTTTCAAGCGCGGCAGAGGTAACGCTTGCTATGGTATTGTCTGTTGGCAAAAAATACGAAAGTAGCTACATTGTTAATCCAGAAATAATTAACAGAACAGAAGGTGTTTTTGAATACTCATTGACTGATGAGCAAATAAGTCACGACGGACAAGCTAATGCAGAATTGTACGTTAAATATCCAAATCAAACAATGCAAATCAATCGTTTTAGTTTTGTTATTGAAAAAGCGATGATTGATGATAATTTTTTGCCCGTTGCTACCTATTATGTTGAAAAATGGGATGATTACGAAAAAATATTTAACGAAAAAGTGGAAATTCTTCAAAATGAAATTGATGATTTGCAAGGACAAGCTACTGAATTAAAAAACACATTCGATAGTCTTAATCCAGACCAATTTCCCCAAAAAGCAGATTTTGAAAATCATATAAACAACACAAACATTCATGTGACGATGACTGATAAAACAAATTGGAATACAAAAGAAAATACTGCGGGATCACAAGCAAAAGCGGATAGTGCATTAAACTCTGCTAAAGCATATACAGATAGCAAGATGGATAGTTACGGAGCTTGGATAAATGTACCCCTCGCCTCTGGTTACTCAACTGGCGACAGTAATACACCTCAATATCGACTGGTAGCAAAACAAACTTCTACCGGTTTGAAAACTTTTGCTGAATTCCGCGGATCAGTTGCTGGTACATTTATTAGTACAGCAAATAGTACTCTTGCAACAATGCCCGCTGGCACAAGACCAATTGTCACTTATTACGGTGCTGCCACTTCAAATAACGGGAACGGTGGTCGTATTGCTATTCCAGTTGACGGAAAGCTATTACAAGTGTCATCTACAGATAATGCTAATCCTTCGTACGTAAGCCTTTCAACGATATTATACGAAGTTGGCAATTAGGAGGAGTAAACATGAACTATAAACAGTTTTACGCATATGATGAAAATGGCAATTATCTCGAAACAATACTTGTGTTTGAAGATGAAAAAGGTTTAATCAATCAACCGAAAAATTCTACAAATATTGAACCTTCCATAATCGAAAACGGCATAGCAAGAGCAATGTATTATCCGCGTTGGAATGGGGAAGATTGGGACGAAGACAAGAAAAGATGGGAATTAGAAAATCCAATCATACCCGCAGAAAAAACGGAAATAGAAAAATTAAGAGAGGAATTACTACTCACCCAAGAAGCGTTAGCGGCATTGTTCGAAAGTAATTTAGGGTGATGAAATGGCTTATATGATACCAATTTACGTGAATTTAGTGATGAATAATCGAAAAACTATTGAAGAAGTTCCTGCGAATTTGCGAGGTCAGGTAAAAGCAAAAGTGGATGAGCTAAAACAAGAACAACAACGAATACAGTCAGAAGAAATAGAAGCCGAATAGGCTTATTTTTTATGGGGGATGATGAAAATGTATGATGGGCTAACAAAAGTTTTTGATTATGCTTTAGCGAAAGAAATGTTCTTCGCGGCGCTCTTTGTAGCGCTTTTTATAATCTTACTAATTATCACAAAAAGAATTTGGGATGATTCAAAAATTGTAAGAATAGAAATGAAAGAAGAACGCGAAAAAGTGGAGGAAGAACGAGAGAAGCGTAATAAGGAATCGAAAGAAGAGAGAGATAAATTTATAAGTACGATGAACGAACAACAGCGATTGATGGATAGGCAAAATGACATGATGAAACAGCAACAACAATCAATTGACAGCTTGTCTAAATCAGTCGGAAAGTTAGCTCACAAAGTAGATTTGTTGGAACACAAAATAACGAAGTAAAGGATGATAGAAATGGAGTTTGGAAAAGAGTTACTAGTTTACATGACATTTTTAGTAGTTGTAACACCTGTGTTTGTTCAGGCGATTAAGAAGACGGAGTTAGTCCCGTCTAAGTGGCTTCCGACTGTTAGCATACTTATTGGTGCTATTCTTGGCGCATTAGCAACGTTTTTGGATGGCTCTGGATCGCTTGCAACGATGATTTGGGCAGGCGCTTTAGCAGGAGCTGGTGGTACTGGATTATTTGAACAATTTACTAATCGAAGCAAAAAATATGGAGAGGATGATAAATAATGACAAGTTATTATTATAGTAGAAGTTTGGCAAATGTAAATAAGTTAGCAGACAATACGAAAGCGGCAGCTAGAAAATTGCTAGATTGGTCTGAAAGCAACGGGATTGAAGTGTTAATCTACGAAACAATTAGAACGAAAGAACAACAAGCCGCAAATGTTGCTAGCGGAGCGTCTCAAACAATGCGCTCTTATCACCTGGTAGGACAAGCATTAGACTTTGTCATGGCGAAAGGTAAAACGGTCGATTGGGGTGCTTATCGTTCAGACAAAGGCAAGAAATTTGTGGCAAAGGCAAAATCTTTAGGTTTTGAGTGGGGTGGTGATTGGTCTGGATTTGTAGACAATCCGCACCTTCAATTTAATTTTAAAGGTTATGGAACTGATACTTTTGGAAAAGGAGCTAGTACTAGTAATTCTTCTAAACCGAGCGCAAATGCGAACACGAACAGTCTAGGATTAGTAGATTATATGAATTTAAATAAACTGGATTCAAGCTTTGCGAATCGTAAAAAACTAGCAAATCAATACGGAATTAAGGATTATAAAGGAACAGCAACGCAGAACACAACATTATTAGCGAAATTAAAAGCAGGAAAACCACACACACCAGCAAGCTCAAATAAAAACACATACTACACAGAAAACCCTGAAAAAATCAAAACACTGGTACAGTGTGATCTATACAATTCAGTAGACTTTACAGAGAAGCATAAAACTGGCGGAACATTTCCGGCTGGCACAGTCTTCACGATTTCGGGGATGGGGAAAACTAAAGGCGGAACACCTCGCTTGAAGACGAAGAGCGGTTACTATCTCACTGCCAACACAAAGTTTGTTAAAAAGATTTAGTTTGTTGCCCTCGCTTCTTGCGGGGGTTTTTTATGCAATGATACTTTTTAGCAAAATATTTATTATATAATAAAGTACACACATGCTTAATTTTATATTGTTTTAATATTTATTTTAAGGTATATTTGTAATAATATAAACAAAGGGATGAGTGTTTTGGAAGAAAAAGAAGTTATATTACCTCCACAATTTAATAGAGATACAATGTACAGTGTACTAAAACAATGTATAAATGAGAGTTTAGTTCCAACATGTAAAAAAATAATTTTTAACTTGGAACACTTGAGTTTTATTGAACCCTCAGGGCTAACAATACTTAGCAACACAATTGAGTGGTTACAACTTAATAAATGTGATGTGTCTATTAAATTTAAGAGATATACGTCCAGTTCTCCAACTTCTGAAAATAAAAAGGTAATGCAATTTTTAAATGATATTGAATTTTTTTCTGAGTATATGGATGTTGAAATTTCAGAACCTTTGGGGAAAAGAAGAAATACGTGTCCGTTAGAATTAATTAACTATAAGGACTCTGTTAGCTGGGTTAGAAATAGTTTTATCCCATGGATAGGCGGGATATTAAATGTCAATGTGGCAGACTTAGATTATCTACAAATTTCTCTTGAAGAAATTTTTAATAATATAGCTGATCATTCGACTGTTGGAACTGCTTGTATATCCGCGCAATATTTCCCTAGAGCCGAAGAAATAAAAATATGTGTTTCAGATTTTGGAGTGGGCATACCTATGTCATTGCGTAAAAAATTTCCACAACTATCTGATTCAGAGCTATTGAAAAAGGCAACTGATTTCGGAGTTAGTTCAGAAAATCAGCCCCACAACAGAGGCGCGGGTATTGGAAACATTATTAAAGCAATCACTAATGACAATCTTGGTGTTGTACATTTGCATTCAAATAATGGTATAATTACAGCTAGCTCGATGAAAACATCAAATGTAGATATTCCTGCACACATTGAGAGTGCGCGCAAGAATGAAACAGAATACTTGTTTAACTCTTTTTTATTGTAA